TTCGGTGAAGTGCGGAAGGAAGAAGATGCAGATGGTGTGCTGACGATTACTGTTGGCGGCGCTGCTGGATAACCCCGCGAGGGGTGAGTAAGCGCTTCTTCGGAGGCGTGTAACTACAAACAACGACACAAGGAATGTCATGTCATATAACACCGAGACCTCGCGGGTCACGGCCCAGCTGATCAACTCGAGCTTTCTTCGTAAAATCGAAGACGGCCGAGTGAAAGAAGCCCAGCAGGAAGGCTCTGCCTTTATCCGCTCAAAGCTTCGTCAGTCGTCCTTCGCTCGCGAAATTCTTCCGCCGCAGTTGCTTAGCGACGACGAAATCGATCGCGACGAAAACACGGACCTGCCGAAAAAGATCGTTGAGATCGAGCCGGATTCCCGTGCAACGTTCGTCCCTTTCAAAGGCACTGGCCCTCGAACCTGGTTCAAAGGCCCGCGCTACGCCGTGTACTTCGGCAAGACGGAATCACAGCGATTCCAGAAGTCGAAGTTCGAGCTGATGACGTACCAGAACGACATCCGCAAGATCCTGTCGGACAACTCCGTCAAGGACATGGCCGATGAAGAGGATAGCCGGTTCTACGAGACGATCGACGCAATTGCGACGGCAACCACGCAGATCGTGACGAATGCTGGTCTTGAAGCTGAGGCGTTCGTCAAAGCGTTCCAGAATCTTCTCAACCGTCGGATTCCGATCGGCAAGATTCTGATGACGAAGGAACTCTACTACGACGTCCTGGCGCTGCCGGCTACGTCGGTTGGTGACCGGATTGCGTCGCGGCACTACGACGAAGGTGTGGAGTCGGAGAACACTCTCTTCGGGTTCCCCGTCATCACGACCATCAAGAACGACATCCTGCCTAACGATGAGTTCTGGGTCTTCGGGCCGCAAGAGTACCTGGGGAACTTCTTCCTTCTTCAGGACGCAACGCTCTACATCAAACAGGAAGCGGACATGATCGAGTTCTTCTCGTACGCCGCGCCTGGTATCGGAATCGGTAACACCGCTTCCCTGGTGAAGTGCACCATCACCTGATACACCATTAGGGCGGGGGTTTTGGCCTCCGCCCTTTTTGTATCTTTCTCGACGGGACTCGATCATGAGCAACTACATCATCAACATCTCGCAGACGCAGATTTTCATGTTTCATGGAAAATTCGAGCTCAAGCCTGCGGGTCAAAAAGGGTCCATAAAAAGACTCCCCGACTGGGCGCGTGATCACGATCACGTCCACCGATACGAGAGCAAAGGCTACGTCGAAGTTCTCACCGCAGCCGAGTACGCTGCAAAGTATGGAGACGGTGTCGTCGCAGAAGAGCCTGTTGTCGTTGAAGAGCCTGCTGAGCCTAAGGTTGAAGAGCCTGAAGAGGTTGAAGAGGTTGAAGAGGTTGAAGAGCCTGAAGAGCCTGAAGAGGTTGAAGAGGTTGAAGAGCCTGAAGAGGTTGAAGAGCCTGAAGAGCCTGAAGAGCCTGAAGAGCCTGAAGAGCCTGAAGAGCCTGAAGAGCCTGAAGCCGAGGTCATGGACGTTGCTGACTTTGAAGCACTCAAAGCAGATGAGCAGCGTGATTACCTCGACTCCCTGGGCGTAGAAGGCGACTTCAGCAACCAAGAAAAACGAACGTCTGCTCTCGAGGACTTTCTGGCAAACCAGTAAGTCGCGCAGAGCTACCGTTATAGAGCGCGATCCTGTACGATCAGGGTCGCGTTTTCTTTTTGAGGCATACTCATGGCGCTAGATTACGAGCTCGTCGCAGAGGGCACAGATGTAGACGTCACCAACGCTTACTACGTCTACCTGCGGCGCGATACCGATAGCCTATACTTCGACTCGGACGACTCGACGTTTAAGTCATTTGGCACACTCGTAGACGGGCAGCTCGAGCTTTCAGAAGACGCGGACCAACCAGGTCTGTGGCAAATAAGCATCTCAGTGCCTGCCGGCGAGACCGGCGCCTTTTCCATCATCCCACGCGACGAAGATGACTTAATCGTTGTCGACGGTTTCGCCCGTGTTTACCTGGTCGACGGGGAGCCTGTTCGAAGCCTCGTTGACGCGGAAGTATTCTTGAGCGACCAGTACGGCGGTGTCGACGACTATCGACTCATCGACGAGAGCGGTGACCCCGTGGATGGGGCTACGGTACGCATCTTCGACAAAGCTTCTTACGACGCGTCAGACTTGGACGCTCCAATTGGTGTGACGTTTACAGACAGCACAGGGCGCTGGTTAGACCCTGTTCCTGTTACACCGGGCGATACGTACGTAGTCGTGTTCCACAAAGAGGGCCTCATTGGCCCGACCAGCGTCGAGATCATTGTACCTGCATAAGGAGACCCCATGCCTATTACAGGCGATAACATCGATGTAACAGACGAAGAGCTCCAAGAGCTCGTCGACTGCATACGCCTCCACATGCGTGATTACGCCATCAACAACGTACTGCTTCAAGACGTGCAGTTTGATGACGCCGATGTACGTAAAGCGATTAACCTGGCGGTTAGCGAGTACAACGCGTTGCCTCCCGAATCGTCTATCTCATGGCGAGCCCTGCCCGACGCGCTGTTGTTTTTAGGTGTTGGGCGTTGGCTCATGTTGTCTGAGTCCTACCTACAAATACGTAACCAGGTATCTGTTCAAACCGACGGGCTGGGTGTGGTGGGCATCGACGACAAACAACAGCAGTACATTCAAACGATGCAGATGCTTCGTAACGATTTTAAGCAGGGCATTCGAGATCTTAAAACTGCTCGCAATCTGGCGGGTGGATACGGTACGCTCTCGAGCGGGTACGCCAACGTCTCGCGGTTCCACCACAACTGAGGTAAGCAATAATGTCTTCTAACGTTCAACTGGGTGCTGAGTCTATTGGCGTAGAGCACAGTGTCGCGGGCGGCAACGCCATAACCGGCGAACTTTCTGCAGGCGCATACACGTGGGACAAAGACCGGGGCGTCGCGGTGTTCCCTGAACTGGCCGGCGCGGGCGAAGGCCTCATTGACTTGCGGGACTTCAAGCGTAACGGGACAACATATTGCACGTTTGTGCAGGTCATTTGTGACGCTGGCTTGAGCTGGTCTGTGTCGCTTACAAGTGGCTTAGGCGACGGCAGCGCTACAGAGGTCGACGACCCCGCCTACGACATGGAACTCGCGTCGGACTCTGGTTCCGCGGTGGTCCGAATCAACCAAGAGTGCCTACCCACGCAGCTACTCCGTTTCACCGCAGCCGCAGGCGCATCCCCGACTAAAGTTATCGCAATGATCTGCAAAACAAACGGCTCTGGCGGGCGTCTCATCTCGTAAAGACAGTAGTTACAAAAGGAACCACGATGGCAAAGCCACTTTACACATACAATGCGCCCCAGCCCGTACGAGACGAATTCATGGGATCGCCGGCGTTCTTCGTCCCCAACACTTTATCTGGCGTCAAAACGGCTGCGTGGTTGGACCAAGCAGGCAACCGTGAAAAAATTGCTGTCTTCAAAGAAGCAGAAGACGACGGTGACTTAGACGCTGCTCTCATTCGCATGCAGATGCGTGAAGAGGAGGAAGACAAAAAGAAGAAGGAAGAGGACGCGGAAGAAGAGGACGACTACGGGCAAGGAAGCTTCATGGAAGCAGGAGGAGAGCCCGACGAAGACGAAGAGGAAGACGAGGACGAAGAGGAAGACGAAGACGAGGACGAGGACGAAGAGGAAGACGAAGACGAGGACGAGGACGAAGAGGAAGACGAAGACGAGGACGAAGAGGAAGACGAAGAAAAAACAGCGGCAATCCGACGCTACCTGCAGCGAAGTAAGTAATGAGCGACTTGTGGGACAAAGCAATGGCTGCCGCCAGCCAACCAGCCAGCGATACCTGGCGTAATGTATCGAACAGTGTCCTCCGCCGGCGCGGCGCGGCCACGTACGACACGCCGCTTATCCCTGGTTACGACGAATTGGAAGCCGATGAAGTTTTGCTCCTGCCGTCTAAGAGCGATTACGAAGCGCAGGTAGCAGCGGGCGAGGCGCCGGGGTACCGGCAAGAAAACGATGCGCTGCAGCGGCGTGGTGACGTTAACCGCGTACGCGGATTGATTTCCCAGATCTCAAAACTGGCTTACGACACTCAGGAGAGCCCCGACGGCAGCTGGGAGCCTTACTTAGCGGCAGACACGAATACGTTTGAGCGCGACTACAGTGCAGAGCGTGACCGGCATATCCAGCAGGGTATCGACATCGCGTGGAGCGGTAACGAATCCGCCGACCGAACATCCAAAACCGACGAGCCGTCTATCCTGAATCAGTCGCTACGCGGAGGACCGCAATGAGCCATCTTGGCCGCCTACTCGGCATCTCCATGATCAAAAGAGCAGTACTCGAAGAGACGCCCAGTGCCAGCAGCG